CTTAGTATTGATACTGGTGAGTATCAGTTTACTTTAGAACAATCAAGTGCAGTCAATGAGGACATAAGAATATTCCACACCGCACATGAGGAGGGATTACTATTGCTTGACGGAACAGATAGTACAAGCTCAGACACTGGAGATAATGTTGTATTTGAAGACGACTCATCATCTGTTGGTGAGAATATAATTCTTGAAAATGCTGCAGACAGTGGAGATGATGCATACTTGTTACAGGAAACATATATAGTCGGTAATAGAGATAGTAGTAATGTCATAGATAAAACATCACAGAATGAACTCTTTGACCAACTGGACGATAACGTCTTAGATTTTACAGAGAGTAATCCATTTGGTGACGCTGGAGGAACATAATGTTAGGACAACAATTTTACCATGAGACCATGCGAAACGTCATTGTTGCGTTTGGTACTTTATTTAACAACATACATCTGGTTCGTAAAAATAACAGTGGTGTAATTACGCAAACAATGAAAGTCCCACTTGCATACGGGCCAAGACAAAAGTGGTTAACACGATTAGACGCAGATGCAAGTTTGGACAGTAAGGTTGCAATTACTTTACCAAGACTAGGATTTGAAATACAAAATCTTTCATATGACCCAACAAGAAAATTAAATCGTGTGCAAAGATTTAAAAAAGTAAAAAGTTCATCAACAAACGCAAACAAGTTGGACTCTCAATATATGCCCGTTCCGTATAACTTAGATATAGAACTATATGCGATGGCAAAACAATCAGATGATGCACTACAAATTGTTGAACAAATACTCCCATACTTTCAACCAGATTATACTTTGACAATAAAAGACATGACCGATATGGGAATCAAAAGAGATGTTCCAATAATTTTAAACTCTGTTGCGTATGAGGATAACTATCGTGGAGACTACGGTGATAGAAGAGCAATCATCTACACCTTATCTTTTACCAGTAAGTTTTATCTGTATGGCCCTGTTACTTCTCAGAAAGTTATTAAGACAGTACAAGTTGACCAATACACAGATATTGAAGATAATTCACCAAAAAGAGAACAAAGGTATACCGTTACACCAAAACCATTTAGTGCAGATGCAGATGATGATTTTGGATTTAATGAGACCCACTCTTTCTTTGAGGATGCAAAGAACTTTGACCCTGTAAGTGGAACTGATAAGGGTGAGGGTGTATGAAAACCGCAGCTGATGTTCTTGATGAGACTCTTGGTATTCTTGATCCTGTTGAACAAGAACTCAAAGGTGCAAGTACAAAGGTAATTGTCAAAAGACCACCTGATACTTTAGAGGACACAGACGCAGACTACAAATACCAGAGAGAAAACTTTTACAATCTGGTAGAGAGAGGACAGGATGCAATCGAGGGTATTCTTGAGATTGCAAAAGAATCAGAACATCCACGCACCTATGAGGTTGCTGGTAATTTAATTAAACAAGTTGCAGAGGTTACAGAGAAACTTGGAGACTTACAAGAGAAAATGAAACGACTCAAAGAAGTTCCTAACTCTGCACCAAAGAATGTTACTAACGCATTGTTTGTGGGTTCAACTGCCGAGTTACAAAAGATGTTGAAGGGAAAGACAGATGGACATGGAAACGCAAACAGCACAACTGACTGAGTTCATACTGCCTTGGGTTGGTATTCTTATCAGTTTGATTATCGCAGTGTGGGTCAAAGATATTGCAACTGGACTTGCAAAAGGTCTCAAGTTTCAAATGAACAAAGCCTTCAACGAGGGAGACAAGGTTCTTCTTGAGGGTGATGATGCAGTCATCATAAAGATTGGTGTTAGTGAAACTGTGTTTGGTGTTTATTCTGACAAGGGATACATCTGGAGATATGTTCCAAATGAGAGAATACACACACTCAAACTAGAAAAAATAATCAATCCAGATTTACACCTAGACACAGACAGAGAGAAAGCAGAAAAAATTCAAGCACTCATAGATGCCAATCAGGACAAACATATTGTCAAAAATCGTGAAGCAATCGAGAGTTTGAAAAATGGAAAATAATTATCTAGGTAATCCTAATCTAAAACGTGCAAATGTTTCTGTTGAGTGGACAGAGAAACAAGTAAAAGAGTACGCACAGTGTATGAAAGACCCTATGTATTTCATACAAAACTATGTAAAGATTATTTCTCTTGATGAGGGTTTGATTCCATTTAAGTTGTATGACTTTCAAAAAGAAATGATTGGCACATTTCATAGTAATCGTTTTACTATATGTAAACTTCCACGACAGTCAGGTAAATCAACAACAATCATATCGTATCTATTATACTATGTGTTGTTCAATCCATCAGTCAATGTAGCAATACTTGCAAACAAAGCTGCAACTGCAAGAGACTTACTTGGTCGTTTACAACTTGCATACGAACATTTACCTAAGTGGTTACAACAAGGAGTAATGTCTTGGAACAAAGGTTCTCTGGAGTTAGAGAATGGTTCTAAGATACTTGCATCTTCAACATCTGCAAGTGCAGTTCGTGGTGGTTCGTATAACATCATATTCTTAGACGAGTTTGCATATGTTCCATCCAATGTTGCAGAACAGTTCTTTAGTTCTGTGTATCCTACAATATCATCTGGTAAGACAACAAAGGTGATGATAGTATCCACACCACACGGTATGAATATGTTCTATAAGTTATGGACAGACGCAGAAGAAAAAAGAAACTCTTACATACCCATAGAGGTGCATTGGAGTGAAGTTCCAGGCCGTGATGAGAAGTGGAAACAAGAAAC